GAACTATCTGTATCTATCGAGCAAGCAACAATGGGTGAGGTCACCCGCAAGGACTTGCGCCCGAACGACTGGCAGGCAATATGGCCTGAACTTATTAAGAAAGGAAATAAATGACACCCACATGGAGTGATGGAAGTCCCCGCAGCACAAACAACGCTTTCACCGTGCCATCACACCGCGCACCAGCAAAGCAAAAAAAGACACGGCAAATGAAGTTGACAAAGGTCGAAGCCGCTGCAGTCACGTTTATGACCAAAGCCGAATCAGCAGCTTTCAGAGAGCAAATCAGACAGAAACGGGGATTGACATGAGCAGATTACTTTTCGCGGCAGCGCGTGGCGCTCGGTTTCGATACTTCAACAAACACATTGGTTGGACTGATATGTCGCTCGGTCATATGTGTGACGCACAAAGCAAGGCTTGCATTCACCCCGACGACGATCACTTGCAGTACGGGCCTATCAGTACGGCGTTGCGTGAGATGGCGGCGAATCCAAGCTATGAGCTTGCACACACCGATGAATTTGGAATGTGGTCGCTGCTTTACAAAGACTGGTGCGACTGCCGTGACCTTGCAAGCGAGCGCGATGTTTCCCTATTTCTTTTAATTCTGGCCGAAGCATTGGCCGACGAAGGGCTGTGACATGACCGAACGAATCACAGGTCTAGAACACCTCGGTAACGGCCAGAACTGCTTCACATGGCGCATTGCTCCAGTTGTCAAAGAAGGCCCAACAGACAAAGAACTGAAGTACGAAAAGTTCAAAGAGCGCCAGAAGATTTACCAGCGTGAATACCGCCGTATGCAGAAGGCAGCGATGCGCGTGAATCCTGAATCGAATATTTGCAAGAACCCAGTTACCAATTCACAGAGGGCTGCACGATGACACAACACGAAAGCATTTTGAAGCGTCTGCGTAAAGGCTGGACTACAGGAATTGATGCCTTGAACGACTGCGGAACTATGAAGCTGGCAACGCGAGTGGGTGAACTTCGCCGCGCTGGATATGAGATCAAAGACCGTTGGCAAGAGGCCAATGGAAAGAGATTCAAGGCTTACACCTTGAAAGCAAAAACCGCTACTCGCGCTAACGGGTAACGGTTTTCTATTCACCACCAAGAAAGGGTTAGTAATGAGTGACAGTATTTTATATCAGGACTTCCTGAGACGCAAAGTGCATAGCACTGGCGACTTTGGTTTTGATCCTGTTTGGATGCCTGAATCAGCTTTTGACTTCCAAGAGCACATCATCGAAAAGGCAGTCCGCAAGGGCCGAATTGGGATGTTTGCAGATACAGGACTTGGCAAGACCTTGATGCAGGTAGCAATCGCTGAAAACATCATCCGTCAGACAAACAAGCGGGTGTTGATTCTCACGCCGTTGGCCGTAGCTTTTCAATTCATTGATGAAGCTGCGCGTATCGGTGTTGATGACATTGCCCACAGCAAGGGCGGCGAGATCTCCAAAAAGATAACCGTCTGCAATTACGAGCGCTTGCACTTGCTTAACCCTGACGACTTTGTTTGCGTGATGTTGGACGAATCCAGCATCCTGAAAAACTTTGCAGGCAAGACACGCGACCAGATCGTTGCGTTTATCAAGCGGGTTCCTTATCGCTTTCTGTCCACTGCAACGCCTAGCCCTAACGACTTTATTGAGCTTGGGAATAGCTCTGAGGCATTGGGGTACATGGGTTATATGGACATGCTGACAAAGTTCTTTAAATCGAACCAAAACAGCGTAGATAGCAATAACCGAAACATTGGCGAGAAGTTCTACCTTAAGCCACATGCAGAGCGTGATTTCTTTGCATGGGTCAATCAATGGTCAGTGATGGTTAAAAAACCGTCTGACCTTGGGTTTACCGATAAGGGCTACGAGTTGCCAGCCTTGCACGTCAAGAAGCATATGGTCAACAACTCAAAGACGTGGTGCATGGATGGCCAGGACAGCCTATTTGCCATGCCAGCAGCCACGATGACCGAAGTTCGGGAAGAGCAAAAGCTGACAGTTAAAGAGCGTTGCGAACGGGCTGTGCAGCTTGCAGAGGGTAAGACTTCTGTTTACTGGTGCAACCTGAACGAAGAGAGCGAACTCTTGGCCAGCCTCGATAAAGATGCCGTGGAGATCATCGGAGGCATGTCAATCGACAAGAAAGAAGAGATTCTCGTTGCCTTTGCTCGGGGTGAGATTACGCGCCTGATTACCAAGGCCCGTATGACCTCGATGGGCTTGAACTGGCAGCACTGCAAGCACACGGTATTTTTTCCAACGTGGAGCTATGAGCAGTATTACCAAGCTATTCGCCGATTCTGGCGCTTTGGCCAAAAGTCAGAAGTTACCTGCGACATGGTGATTTCTGAAGGACAAGAGCGCGTCTTAGAAGCCCTAGAGCAAAAGACACAAAAAGCAATCGAGCTTTACGGGAATCTGGTAGCAGCCGCTAACCGTGATTTCAGTTTTTCAGTCAAAGAATTTAACCAAACAGTGCGCCTGCCGGAGTTTATCTAATGAACACAAAAGACCAAATCATCACCAGCCAATACGCCATTTACAACTCGGATTGCATGGAAGTAATGCCAACACTCCCGGATAACTCTGTTGATATGTCGGTGTATTCCCCTCCATTTGCTGGACTGTACAACTATTCAAGCTCTGAGCGTGACTTTTCTAACTGTGAAAACAAAGAGCAGTTCTTAGAGCAATACGAATACCTTATCGCTCAAATTGGCCGGGTGACAAAGCCAGGGCGAGTTACAGCAGTGCATTGCACAGACGTTTTCGATAACTCTTGCCGCCTTTGGGACTTCCCGCACGAGATCATTCGTTTGCATGAAAAGTACGGTTTTCAGTACCGCAATCGAATCACGATCTGGAAAGAGCCTTTGAAGGTTCGTATGCGGACGATGGTTAAGAGCCTGATGCACAAATTGATCGTAGAGGACTCTACGCAGTGCTTTACGGCCATGCCTGACTATGTTCTGGTGTTTACCAAGAAAGGTGACAACGCCGTTCCAGTGACGCACCCGCACGGATTGAAGCGTTATTTTGGTGATACCCCAATCTTGCCGAATATCCTTCGCGCCTTCAACAACGCGAACGAAACCAAGTTCAATGAAGAAGAGTTGTGGGAATACCTGCAAAACAATTACAAAGACCACACCGACCCGAAGAGCAACAAACTGAGTCACTACATATGGCAGCGCTATGCGTCGAGCGTATGGGATGACATTCGCATTGATAACGTCTTGCCTTTCCGTGACTCCCGCGAAGAGGACGACGAAAAGCATGTGCACCCGCTGCAGTTGGATGTGATCGACCGCCTGATTGAGCTTTACAGCAACGAAGGCGAAGTTGTCTTAACTCCATTCATGGGCGTAGGTTCTGAGGTTTACAGCCCTGTTTCCATGGGTCGTAAGGCTATCGGCATCGAACTGAAAGACAGCTATTTCAAGCAAGCCAAGATCAATCTAGAACTGGCTGGCCAACGCTTCACCAAAGAAAGCGGATTGAAACAAGAGGCACTGTTTTCCAGCGATGAAGAGTTGGAGATTGCGTAAATGGCTGGCGATTGGATAAAGATGCGGACCAGCCTCTTAACGCATCCGAAAGTTGTCCGCATTTCGTCCGCATTGAAAGCGGACAGACATCGGACAGTTGGCGGACTTTATTCCGTGTGGTGTCTTTTCGATGTCCATTCTGATGACGGACAACTTGCAGAATTCACACATGAAACACTCGACGATATTGTAAATTTCGATGGAATTTCTCGCGCAATGGAGTCTGTTGGATGGTTAATTTCTGACAAAAATGGATTGAGATTGCCTGAATATGACACCCATAACGGCCAATCTTCCAAGCGTAGGGCACAGGATTCTGAGCGCAAAAGAAGTGTCCGCAAAGTGTCCGCATCGGAAGCGGACAAATTAAAGACAAAAAGCGGACCAGAGAAGAGAAGAGAAGAGAAGAGTATTAAAGAAGCTAACGCTTCTTTGCGCGGTACAAAAAAATGTCCTGCATCGTTTGAAGTTACGCCAAACCTAATCGACTGGGCACTCGAATCATGCCCACTGGTCAACACTGCAAACGAAACGCCAGTTTTCCGCGACTACACATTCTCTCGGTCAATCACTGACTGGGCTGGGGCATGGCGCAACTGGATGCGAAAAGCCCAAAAGGATGCCGACAAGCGACATCCAAATTCTGAGACCACTTACCAAAAATCAATGCGTGAGCGCGTGGCTGAGTTCTCCCCTGAACTTGCCAAACAGTCGCCGGACTATTCAAAAACTTTTATCCAAGAGGTGCAAGATGTCATTGCCATTACAGGCTATTGAACGGTTATTCCTTCGCCTGGGCGCAACCTATGGCCGGGACTTCACTGGAAAGTACGAAGGAACGGACGCAAACGCCGTCAAATCGTCTTGGGCGCATGAGTTGGACCGTACCCCTTTGCCAAGCATTGCGTACGCTCTAGACAACCTTCCACCACGTTGCCCTAACGTTATCGAATTCCGCGCACTGTGCCGTTTTGCACCATCCGAGGATGTTCCTGCATTACCTGAACCAAAAGCAGACCCAGAGCGCGTACGCCAAGAGCTTGCAAAGTTGGGCCATGTACGTCTTGAACCCGCCGTAAAGGTTGATCGACTGGATTGGGCTAGGAAGATATTAGCTAACCCAAACGGACGCACTCCGACCGTTCTGTCGATGGCTAGAGGTGCTTTGGAAACGGAGAGAGCATGAGCCATAACGAAGCCATCTCAATTTTGGAGCGCGTGAAAGCTGGCGACCAGTCCCCCACGCTGAAAGAAATAACCGAGGCGCTTGTTTTGACGGGTGACCTTGATGTCTGAATGGGAAATTTATGAACAAGACCTTAAACAACGAATCCTCTCCCATTGCAAGCGCATATCAGAGCTTGACCGCGAATACGCAATATCGACATTCCGAGAATATGCACAAGAGCCTGATTACCTTGGACTGCGTGATAAACGAACTGAAACGGATTCAGGCAGCGCACAAAGCAGCAGGAAAGCCACAGAAGGCGGCAGGGCTTAACCGGGCTATTGCGGTGTTTCGGGGGATGGCATGAAACAAGTTTCCATTCTGTTTGCAAGGGCAGACAGCATTTACAAAACCATACCTGGATGCGATGTGTACGACATCGAACGTGATGCCCGTACATGGCCTGGAGGTTGCCCAGTTGTGGCTCATCCTCCTTGTAGAGCGTGGGGCAGGTTGTCACACATGGCAAAACCAAGGCACGATGAAAAAGACCTTGCCCGATTTGCGGTGCGTCAAGTTCGTGAATGGGGTGGTGTTCTTGAGCATCCAAATGCTTCAAAACTCTGGGAAGACCAGCAGCTGCCAATGCCAGGACAAGGAAAAGATGAGTTTGGCGGGTGGACGCTTGCTATTACTCAGCATTGGTTTGGGCATCGAGCTGAGAAGAAAACCTTGCTTTATATCGTTGGATGCGAAAAGTGGGAAATACCAGAAATTCCTATGCAGCTCGGAGAAGCAAGCCACGTTATCGCAAACGGAAGCACAAACCATATCCAGTTTGGAGAACTAGGCTGGAGGCCGCAAGTTACTCATGCAGAGCGTGAGCACACACCTCCAGCACTTGCAATGTGGTTAGTTGACTTAGCAAAGATTTGCTCAAAGGTAGATTGCATGGAGGTATCCGAATGAAACCCCGCATTCACCTTGTCCGAACTTGGTACGACTGCGGCCATAGATTTGAAACATGGCGCTGTTCATGCGATGAGCGTAACGGGTCTGGAAGTTCGCCACTTAGCGCCTACGACGACTGGCTTATCAGGAGTTTGAAGGCATGAGCGAGTCACTAACCATAGACCTTCACTCACGCCAGCAAGCATGGGCCGCAATCAAGGCCCAGGTGTTTCCGTTCCTTGCTACCGTCCTGCAATCCGGCCAGCGTTGGGTGCTGACCATCTCCAAACGTAAGCGCACCAAACCGCAAAACGCACGGTACTGGGGCAAAGGCGTATTGGCTCAGATCGCAGCGCAGGCGACTGTAAACGGAAAGCTATTCGCAGCTGAAACATGGCACGAGCAATTTAAGAGGCAGTTTATTGGAGTGATTGAACTGCCAAACGGGCAATTAGTTGGGAGTAGCAGCACTGATCTGACGACTTCCGAGTTTTGCGACTTCTGCACACAAGTAGAAGCCTATGCCGCATCCGAATTGGGTGTGGTTTTTTATGACCTTCAACAGCACTAATCAACATGACACATCACTATATTGGAACAAAAATAGTTCTGGCTTGGGCCGCAGACAAAGATGGCGCACACGGTTACGGAGTGAAATACGAAGACGGCTACACAAGCTGGAGTCCGAAAGACGTGTTTGAGTCTTCATACCGCGACATTGATGGAGATTCGCAATCCTTGACGTTTGGGGATGCTCTGCACATGCTCAAGCTCGGTAAAAAGGTTTCGCGAGCTGGATGGAATGGCAATGGCATGTTCGTTTTCTTGGTCAATGGCAGCAAGTTCAATGTCAGCCGTCCTCCTTTGCTTGGCATCTTTCCAGAAGGCACCGAGATCAATTACCGACCGCATATCGACATCAAGAACGTCGATGGTTCTATTTCTACTTGGGTGCCAAGCATTGGCGATGTTATGGCCGAGGACTGGGCAACCGTTTAAGCAATGAACCCCACCGCAACCATCAAGACAAAGACATGCAAACACTGCGGTGGGTGCTTTGTGCCAGCTAGATCAATGCAGGCCGTGTGCAGTCCTATTTGTGCATCTAGGCTGGTCAAGGCTGCAAAGAAGGAAGAAGCAGAGCGAACCAAGGCGAGGAAGGCTGCAATCAAACGGATACCGGACTTAATCAAGGAGGCTCAGTTTGTCTTCAATCAGTGGATACGCAGGCGCGACCAGTTGGCTGGTCATCCCTGCATCTCAAGCGGTAAGCCTCTCGACTGGTCAGGTAATGCTACGGACGCAGGGCACTATCGCTCCACTGGTGCAGCATCACACCTTCGGTTTAACGAAGACAACTGCCACGCTCAATCCAAGCACGATAACCAATATCTCGCAGGCAATGTCGTCGATTACCGCATCAACCTGATAAAGCGCATCGGCATTGAACGGGTTGAAGCCCTAGAAGCCAACAACAGCACCCACAAGTGGCAGCGCGACGAATTGATTGAGATTAAAGAAACCTACAAACGCAAGCTAAAGGAGTTACAGGGATGAGTGCAGATGAAAAGCAAGTTGGCGGCGACCACTACAAGGCCAAATCAATCCAGCCTTGGGAGGTCATTGAGCGCAACAATATGGGATTCTTTGACGGTAACGCACTGAAATACATCATGCGCTACAAAGAAAAAGGAGGCGTGGAGGACTTAAAGAAGGCGATTCACTACATCGAAAAGTTAATTGAAATGGACGTTAAGAACTCAGCATTGAAGGAATCAGGCCAATGAACAATGACGCGCATCAAATATTGGACGACATTCTCGGTGCGTGGCATCGATGGGCCACTGGATACCAGCACGTTGGAGGGGTAAGCAGTTCCCCAATGTTCCGCAATGCCAAGACTTCAAGGGGTTGGGACACTGTTGACGAAATAGTGAACGCAGAGATTGATGGCGACCAAATGAAGGCGGTTGACTTCAATGTAATGCAACTTTGCGATGTGTACCGCACCGCCTTGCAGATAAACGCAAGGAACCTTGCAACGGGGCGCAGCGTGTGGACTAGCGTGAGACTTCCAGCTAAGCCAGAGGAACGGGCTGCAATTCTGAGTGAGGCGCGGACTGGTTTGACTGTTCGGCTACGTGATGCAGGGATATTGTGAAAATGCTTGCACACAGCAAAAAAACGGTTTAAAGTGTCTTCAGCGGGATAAACTCGCCCTAAAACCTCGAATTGCTCCTTGTGAGACTCGGGGTTTTTTGCTTTCTGCCTCCCGAGTAACACCCTCACGCACACAGGTTAAACCTAAGAGGTGCCGTTCTCGCGGGGGCGAACTCTCCCAAACCCTATCCGCTAGACCGAAAGGCCAGAGCGCACACATCCCCTTCTGTGTGACCTGCTCAAAAGGATAGGTGCCATTGCACATGGCTAATGTGCATAAGCCAGCACAAAACCCCATCAGACCCGCCTTTCTCCACGGCAGTCTGGTGGGGGCTGGTGAAAAGATCACTCCCCTTGGTTGATTTATCAGCCTTCACCGCCTCGCAGCAATGTCAGGCGGTTTTTTTATTCACGCGACCTGACGCTATCAGGGTTGCCGAAAGGCTTTGTATGCAAATCAACTTTCACAAAAAGACTGGACTATCACCGAGCATCGGTTTGATATACGAGAACTTTGGAGCCAAAAAGGTTCTAGGCGTTCGGTTGTGGTGGTCGGCTTTGACGCTGGTGGTTTGATATGGCTGCAAGACTAAATAAGCTACATCAGGACGACATTCGCCAAAAAATCCAAGCAAGTCAGCTAATTAATGTCTTGCAAGATCATGCACTTACAGGTGCGGGTGAAATAACCCCTACTCGCATGAAGGCGATTGAGATTCTGTTGCGTAAGTCTGTTGCAGACCTAAGCGCTGTGACGATTAGCGGAGACGCTGAAAACCCGCTGAATCTTGGTGTAACGATCACCTTTGTAAAGCCTGATGGCAAGCCTGCCTGATTGGGCGCAAAGACTTTGGGAGCCTTCACGCTACAAAGTCATGCGCGGTGGGCGTGGAAGTGCAAAGAGCCGTTCTGCTGCTGCTGCGCTTCTATTGCAAGCTGCGGCTTTCCCGCATCGTGTTCTATGTGCGCGTGAGATTCAGAAGTCAATCAAGGATTCGGTTAAGCGTCTGCTTGACGACGAAATAGAGCGTTTGGGGCTAGGTAGCTTCTTTGAATCCGTAGAGCATGAGATCCGCGGGAAGAACGGTTCTTTGTTCATCTTTGCTGGTTTGCGCGGTAACTCAGCCTCTATTAAGTCGATGGAAGGCATCACCCGTTGTTGGGTAGAGGAAGCGCAAACAATCAGCCGCGCTTCGTTGGATGACTTAATCCCAACGATTCGCACACCTGGATCAGAGATTTGGTTTACATACAACCCGCGCTTTGACACTGACCCGATAGACACAATGTTTAAGGCAGACGAACTGCCTCCGAACACGATCTTGCTTCATGTGAACTGGCAGGATAACCCGTGGTTTCCTGATGTTCTGAAGCAGGAAATGGATTACGACAAGCGCAGGGATATGGACAAGTACCTGCACATCTGGGAAGGAAAGTACCAGACAAGCAGCGAAGCCCGTGTATTTAAGAACTGGACGGTAGAGGAATTCGACGTTGACCCGACTGCGGTTATTAGACAAGGTGCAGATTGGGGTTTCTCTGTTGACCCTACTGTTCTTGTTCAGTGTTATATCGTTGGCCGAAAACTTTACATCCCGTATGAAGCCTACCGAGTGGGCTGCGAGATTGTCGATACTCCGGCGCTCTTTATGTCGCTGCCTGACGCTGAAAAATGGCCTATGGTGGCTGATTCGTCTAGGCCGGAAA